GCGTCCGATACACCCGAATCCCCCGTGTGCGCGTCTACGGGGAACGGGACAGATAAAGAACTTGACGCCGACGACCCCCAATCGTACGCTGTTCCACTTGCGGTCCCCACCCAATTCCCTGCGCCCGGATCTTGGAATACCCCACTCGCAGTGATAAACGCCTCCGACCCACGTACCGCATTTGGTCCCGAAAACGACGCAATACTGTTTGTTAAGGCATCATATGTATCGGTATAATTGAAAGGCTGTGCCCCAAGAAGGTGGTTTAGGGTTGTTCCACCCTGCATAGATTTGCAGTAATCTACGACATCGTCTCTTTGTACTACCCAAATTAGTTCCTTACACGGGTGATTAAAGTTAAGCTTGATCTTATTTGACGAAGAACCGACGGATTCGGCACCAGTGAACTGGAGCTGTTCGATAAGGTATTCGTGCGGGTTTTGAGCCATGCGTCTACGCTCATCTGTATCAAGGAAAACGTAATCAACGTATAGTGAGGCCGAAACAAGCGACTTGGAGAAAGACGCCGAGTCTTTAGTGACGCTATCATCATCCTTGGACATCGAATTCACGGCAAAAAGACATTCGTCGAGGGCTCTAAGTTCCAAGTTAATACGAACCTCGTGGTATTGGAGGGCTATCAGCGGGAGGGCGAGACCCGGGTTACGGCAGAACCACAATTGAAGTGGGACGTATAATGTAGTTTCCGGAAGCGCGTTACGTGGAGCGCAAACCGCGGCGGGTGCACTTCCATCCGAGCAAGCCGACTGGACGTTGGCGAAACTGGGGTCAATAAGATATGTAAGCTGGGTGGTTTGCCCAACCATCTTGTTGTAACCACGCTCCTGTTCCGAAGTTAATGTAAGCTGGTTCCAAATGTGCATCCAGTCACCATACTGGCGATCAATGCGCTGTCCCCCGATCTCAACCTCAACCATAGAGATGAGCTGCTCTCCGGGGTAATCTAACCATCTGGCGTAGATTGAGTCCCCCTTGTCGTTGCAACAGTTCTCCTGTCCAATTTCGGGTAATGTAACCTGAAGGTATGTTCTGTATGCAAGATCTCCGTTTCTTGAGATCGTGCACTGAACTCTGCGACCAAAGTCGGCCTGGCCATTAAAAGTCTGCTCGATAGACTCCATCGCAAAGTTTGTGTGTCTGCGGTAGGTAACCTTCCAGAATGTAATCTGGGGGTTTCCCGTTAAATATACGTCTTGTGCGCCATAAGCTACTAATTGCATTAATCCTCCTCCCATAGTTATAATATTGCTAAATATAATTAATTAAATAATATAATTAATTGTACTACATATTAAAAGATGCAAGTTTCCCAGATAGTAAATTTTCTTTCATGAATCGTAATAAGAATTCGTTGGAAAATATCTCCTTTTTGTCACAATGTTTTTTTGTGAATATATATTTATCGTTGTTTTTTTTTACATTCCATCCTTTTTCTAAAGCAGAATAGATAAATTTCATTTTTTCCAGTTCTATGGCATCCATTATACAATGTAAAGAAAAATGAATTATTATAAAAACACAATTAATTAATTAATTAATTAATACATAAAAAATATATATTAATAATTATTATTATATTATGCCATCATTTAAGCCAAAGGCCAACAAGAAAATAATAGAACAATCTAGTATTAAAATTACAATGGATAATAAACATAATGAAAAAATGCAGGAATTTCACAATATAGAAAACTCTAAATTACCAGAAATAGATGAAAAACTGAAAAAAATGAAAAAAACATACGATGGGTATAAAAATAAAAATGTTTCAATTGAAGAAAAGTTGCAACTTATCGAGGATATAAACAAATTAAAAAAAAAGAGAAATCGTTTAAAAAATAAAAAAAAAAAATATTTGCTTGAAAACGCGGAATATATATTTGAGTATTTTAACAAAAAAAAAGATTTAACCGAGGATAACAACAAAACCAAAATATTACACTCTTTTTTTAATAAAACAAATAAAGACAATGATGGAGAAATAGAAATCAATAATATCCAACAATATCTAATTAACCAAGATTATAAATATATTAACTTAAATGATTATGTGAAAAAAACCGACATATGCGAAAGAAAAAAATGTTACGGAGAACTTGTTGCGGTAGAACACGAAGGGGTTAAAATATGTAATAAATGTGGGATAAGAATAAATTATTTATTAACAAATGATAAGCCCTCCTATAAAGAACCCCCAAAAGAAGTTTGTTTTTATGCATATAAAAGAATAAATCATTTCAGAGAGATCTTGGCACAATTCCAAGCAAAGGAAACCACACAGATACCAAAAGTAGTTATAACCGGTATAAAAAATCAAATAATAAAGGAGAGGATAGATTTGAAAGACATAACCAATATAAAGGCAAAGGATATTTTAAAAAAGCTGGGATATAATAAATACTATGAGCATATACCGTTCATAAAGGATAAACTGGGTATAAGTCCTCCCGTAATGACATCACAGTTAGAAGATAAATTGTGTAGTCTGTTCATGGATATACAACGACCCTATTCAAAACATTGCCCGGACACGCGGGTAAATTTTTTGAATTATTATTACGTTCTCTATAAAATGTGTGAATTATTGGGCGAAACCATATTTTTACCTTATTTCCCAATGCTAAAAGATAAGGTTAAACGAATTGAACAGGATGAAATATGGAAAGACATTTGTAAAGAATTAAGTTGGGAGTATATCCCAACACTTTAGGTTTATGAGTAAATATTTATTTTATGAGTAAATATTTATTTTATTATTGGGTGTTTAAACAAATCCACCGGGGAATTTAACCATATTGGCACCTATACCGAATCCGGCACCAGTTCTTACACCAGCACCTATACTTGGGGCATATGTGTCAAGGACAGCAAAAGTAGCCGTTGCCGTTAAAGCTATCAATAAAATCTCGTCCAGCTTAAGTTTGTTTTTGTTTTTTAATCCTATGGGAATTATATATGACGCGAGTGCAACCATCACGCCCTCTATGGTATATTTTATAGCTCTTCTAAATAATTCATTCATATCTACTAATCTATTTAAATCAGCAAGCATTATATTATTCCTATAGAAAAAAAAATTCTCAAAAGTATAAATATGTTTTAGTAATAAAATACTTAAAATTAATATAAAAATAAATATATAATGTCAGATAAACTTTCGGAAAAAGATTCTAAATACATTGATTTATTAGACGAGGATAAGGCCATCTCTGGTCAGAAATTCACATGTATATCATTTATAAGTCCTGAAAAAATTTTAAAGAAAAAGGACGTGTTTTTTTTTGAAGAATTCCTAAAGCATTGGGATTTTAGTAAGGGTATTCAGAAGTTTACTCAGTTTTTAAACTTCTTATCTCATAAATATAATATTAATTTTGATAAAATTATGGCCGACTTTACCGATTATACTAAAAGTGAAAACAACGAACTGGTTAAAACTAATATCGGAGATGATTACAAGAATTTTCTAGATGCAAAGGAAGATGAATTGGAGGGGGTTTTTTTAGAACAGAATAGTTTTCAAACAAATACGCGCGGTATTAAAATTAGAGGGAGCTACCCATCCCAACAGGAGGCCGAATTACGGTGTAAGGTATTAAGAGAAAATGACCCGAATCATGACGTGTATGTAGGGCCGGTTGGGACATGGATGCCGTGGGAACCAGACGCATATAAAACAGGCAAAGTGGAGTACCTCGAAGAAGAACTAAATACATTAATGCACGAAAAGAATAAAAACGAAGAACAGGCCAAACGAGAATTTGAAAACAGGGTTAAGGAATCAAAAAAGAAAGCTATTAGCGATAATATTAAAAATGCTAAAAAGAGTGGTAATGTATTAACACAAGATATTGACGCCGAAGGAAACTTAATTGGGGCGGGTGTTTCGACCGTCGAGAATAGTATTACTGATAATGAAATAATTGGGACTGCCAATATCAGAAAAGAATTATTTGAAGGCGATAACATTAGAACGAAATCCAGAGATACAACTAAATAATATAAGTAAATATAAGTAAATATAAGTAAATATAAATTGATTAAAATATTATTATATTTTTTGTAATATAATATGGTAAAAAAATATAACAAAAAAATGAAATGCGCAATGGATAATTGCAATAAAAAAACCAAGCTAACCGATTTTGATTGTAGATGCAATAAAAGGTTTTGTGCATTACACCGACTCCCCGAAACACACGAGTGTTCTTTTAACTTTAAGAATGTAGATAATACCATAGACGAAAATATACTAATGAAAAAAAAGGGGTTGGGTGGAGGGATTGCTCGTAAAATAGAAATTATATAAATTTTAACGCCACGGAACCTTTTTGGTTATATTATGTCTGGGTATTTTTACTGACACTCGATTAATTGGCCCTGGTGCTTTTCACCTTGGCCCTGGTGCTTTTCACCTTGGCCCTGGTGCTTTTCACCTTGGCCCTGGTGCTTTTCACCTTGGCCCTGGTGCTTTTCACCTTGGCCCGGGTGCTTTTCACCTTGGCCCTGGCCCTG